AGAAGAGGATCATAATGGCAACATGGCCCGGATCACTTCCACAGGAACCTATTTATCAAGGATACCAGGAGACATCCCCTGATTTAGTTGTTTCGACTCAGATGGACGATGGAGCACCGAAGCGCAGAAAGTATACAACTGCTAATACTTACCCGATCCAGATGAGATTTTTCATGAACGATACGCAAAAGGCAACTCATGACACTTTTTTTCAGACTACTGTGAACGGTGGTGCGGATTCATTCACTTTTACAGATCCAATAACCAACTCATCAATCACTGTTGCATATATGATTCCAGAAGGAAAACCAAAGTATACTTTTATCGGTGGAGATGGTACTACGAAGTATTTTCACTGCGATGTCATTTTTGAGGTGTTGCCTTGAGTCGCTCACTTTCGACAACTTTAAAAGCTCAAATAAATGGACAGAATTCAAATGATCCTCTGATTCCTCTAATTGAAATATCACACGCGGATATAACCACTTTAAGGTTTGCAGATAATGGTGAAAACATCACAAGCAATTCAAACACTTACAATGCTTTTCCTTTTAACATAGCAATCCCAAACGACACCGAAAAATCAATACCAAGAGTAACCCTCACAATTGACAATGTTGATCGTCAACTTGTTCAAGCTGTGCGTTCAATAACTGCTGGCGGTGACTATCCAGATGTAACTTTGAGTCTTGTACTTGCATCGACTCCTGATACTGTTGAAGCTTCTTTTGATTTTAAGCTAAAGTCTGCAAGCTATAACAGATTTATCGTTTCTGGTGTTTTGTCTTATGAAGACATTTTAAGCGAAGGATTCCCACAAAGAAAGTTCACTCCTGATTTGTATCCTGGCATCTTTTAATGTTTGGACTGAATAGCTATATAGGAATCCCATTCAAAGAACTCGGAAGAGATAGAAAAGGACTTGACTGCTATGGACTTGTCAGACTCTTTTATGCAGAGCAATTTGATACAACTTTGCCGATTCTTTTAGATAACTACGCATCGACTAAGGACGGGAAAGAAGTCTCACAAGTTGTTAATGACTGTATTCCTGAGTGGTCTGATGTTAAAATAGGCAGTTACGGTGATTGTTGCCTTTTCAATTTAAAAGGGCTTCCAATACACTTGGGTGTATATATTGGAGATGGTTTCTTTCTACATGCGATAAGAGGTGCAGACTCTTGCATAGAAAGACTTGATTCTAAGTTGTGGGAAAAACGATTTAAGGGGTTTTACAGATATGGGGAAGCTTGACTTAATAATCACTCCAAAAGCTTTCTCAACTGCAAAAAAATGTCTTGAGATTGAATCAGGGAGATCTTTAAAAGAGATCCTCGATTTTCATTTAGGGTATATTCCAGAATACGCTCAAGCATATGTCTGCATAAATGATACTCATATTAAGCCTGAACATTGGCACCTAGTTACTCCAAGATCTGACACATATGTGACTGTTGGAGTAGTTCCTCAGTCTGGGGGTGATGACAAGAATCCTTTAAGGATCATCGCTCAAATTGCTGTCATGGCCGCAACAAATGCTTTTGGTGCTAAGGTAGGCGCAAAGCTTTTCGGCACTGGCGCATCATGGGCCGCTGGCGTTGGATCTGCGATCGTCGGTTATAGTGCATCTCTTGTAATGAATGCAATTGTTCCACCCCCCAGACAAAGAGCACAAGAAAACACAGGTTTTAGCTCTGACGCACCAATGCAAAGCATTACAGGAGTTCAAAACCGTCTTGTTCCTTATGGTACGGTTCCTTTCATTTTCGGGAAAGTGAAGATGTATCCACCATTGGCGGCTGTACCTTACACCGAGCTTGAGAACAATGAGCAATACCTGAGAATGATTTTTTGTGTTGGATTTGAAGAAGATCCAGGTGACCTAGAAATATCTGACATCAAGATAGGCGAAAATGCTTTAAGCACTTATGAAGATATCGAAATTGATTACACCACTAGATTTGCTGATATGACTTCTGACGAAAAGTCAAAATGGTTTCCAAACATCAACGAAGCAACAGTCAATCAAAGCTTGAATGAATCTGATGGATACAGGACCAACACCACAACAACAAACACGACTGGAATGATCGTTGATATCAGCTTTCCATCTCTTGTGAGTTTTAACACTTCAACTGGAGCAAAGGAAGCTGTCAGCGTTGACTTTGAGATTGAGTACAAGCCGACTTCAGGTGGCGTTTGGTATCCATTTGGCGCGGACGATTTAGAAGAGACAGTAGAGAACTCCTTGAATATTGAAAGGAGTTACTTTAGAGCTGATAGTTACGGGACCACAAAGATTTTTGCTTGTGGTGGTATTGATTCAGGAGGAAATTATTTAAACAATTCTGAGGAGTACGACAAGGCAACAGGAAACTGGACCAATAAAGCGAACATGAGCACTGCAAGAGCGCATCATGCAAGTGTTGCACTTGGGAGTCTCATCTATGTGTTCGGTGGAAAATCAGGAGCAGGAACAACACTTAGTAGTTGCGAGGTTTACAACACTGCAACTAATACCTGGAGCAGTCTGACTGCAATGCCAGAGGCAAGATCTGACATGGCTTGTGGTGTTTTCCCAAATGTCGCTGGGCAGATTTGCGTTTTTGGTGGGCTGAACAGTTCTGGTTCTGCGACAAAAACATTATACATCTATGACATATCTGGGAACTCTTGGACAACTGAAACAATTCAAGATCCAGGCAGTATTTTAGTTAATTTGTATGGTCATCAAATTATCCAAGGGAATAATCAGCTTCTAATTTTTGGTGGAACAACAAACGGCACTTCACCTAATCAAAATATATTTAGCATTCAAGCAGGTTATTATAATACGACAAGTATTTTTGGAAGCGGTAAATACTATTCTTTTCGAAAGCTTGATGGTACTTATGCGCTAGGTTGGTATCTCGATGCGATTAGGTATAATAACGAAACTTGGGTTAGTGGTGGCACAACAAACGGTTCAAACTTCAGTGGAAAAGTTTATTCCAGTACGACCAACTATTATTATTCTGGAAAAACACCTATATCACCATTTTCAACGGATTTGTCTGATCCTGTCCGAGGGCATCAAAGCGCAATTGTTGAAGGCAATTTGTATATCATTGGTGGCGAGAGATCCGGCGGTGTAGTAGGTAATGTCTTATCAAGTGGGAAAGTATCGAGAACCATCACAGGTGCTTCGACAAGCACTGTCAGGAAATCATACAGGGTTGAGGGCCTACCTGCGAATCAGTATGACGTAAGAATCAGGCGAACAACAGCAGACAATTCCAGTTCGAATATCAGCGATTCTGCGACTTGGACTGCTCTCAGGTCCATAAGAACAGGTGACGCTGTTGTTGATCGGTACGCAAAGACAATTTGCATGAGAATTAAAGCATCAAATCAGCTCAACGGTGTGATTGATAACTTGAGTTGTATTGTTGAAGCAAAACAGCCTGTTTATACAGGCAGTGCATGGACAAAGCAAATAACAAGAGATCCAGCTTGGGCATTTGCAAATGTCCTATTTTCTCAAGCGGCAAAGTCACTGCTGGCAACGACAAGAGTTGACGAGGCAGGACTTTTGGCATGGGCCGGAAGAAACAACACAGCATCAAGATACTTTGATTATGTACTTGAAGAGCAAATGGTAAGAGGTGACTTGCTTGATATGATAGCCTCTGTTGGAAGAGCTTCAAAGTATTGGAAAGACGGGAAATACTCTGTCATTGAAGATCAGACACAGAGCACCTATGTTCAAATTTTCGGCCCTAGAAACATTGTGAAAGATTCATTTGAAGCGGTTTATAATTATCAAGAGATACCGCACGCATTCAGAGTCAGATTTAAAAATTCAGAGGCTTCTGAGCCATATCAGGAAGAGGTGAGAATTGTTTACAGAGATGGCTATAACGCTGATGGCAGTTCGGGAAACACAGCGGCAACGAAGTTTGAAGATCTTGAATTGCCTGGGGTCACTACTTCTGACCATGCTTTTCGTCTTGCTCGTTATCATTTTGCAGTTGGATTGAATCGTCCTGAGATTTTCAAATGGAAATCACAGCTTGATCATTTAGTTTGCACTAGAGGTGATCTTGTTGGGATTCAACATGACTCGTCATTGATCGGGCTTGGATCTGCAAGAATTTCAAGTGTTACAAATAACGGGACTTATATCGACACTGTAACGATTGATCGAGGGATCTCAACAGCAACAGCAACTAATTA